TCAAAAAGTTTTGATGTGTCTTCAAACTCTGATTTATCATAGTTCCAATAACCATCTACCTTTCTGATTTTAAGTTTAAAGTTTGCACCTTCCCAAAAATCAAATGGGTTGATTGCCTTTTCATCTTCAAACTCTGGTGACATAGCAGCAGTTAACTTATCAAAGATTTTTTTCCCATAGCGGAACAAGAACACTTTACCTTCATTCTCTGGATGTTTTGCATCACTTACCACATAAATGTTTGAGAAGTATTGCAATTTTCTTTTCTGCTTACGAGCAATTTCTTTGTCAGATTCTAAACCTGTATTCCATAATGCTGTATTATGTTCAGACACAGGGTCTTTCTGATTGAGTGTTGTAAGAGAGTTTTCAATGTACCATTGACCTGTTGGGCCTTGAAATGCATGATTCCAAACTTTTGCCCATGGCAAGTCTTCACCTTTTACAGCTGGTAGAAAACGAATGACTGCATATCCATTACCAGATTTATCTAGTTCTGGTTTCCACAACCTTTCATCTACATATGATTTTTTCTCTTGAGGTGCAGTTTCACCTTTAGCTGCATCTAACAACTTATTAAGTGAGCCACTGCTCTTTAGACTATCTAATGACATATATTTTCTCCTTATGTTATTATATTTTATCGTATGTTTATTTGTGTATTTTTCAATACATAACTATTTATAATAGTTATTCTTGTTACTATACTATACTTGACATCTTTTGTCAAGGTCTTCATAGGTAATACTTTGTACATTATTACAAACCAGTGGACTGGCATCTCCCTTTACAACCCAATAGAATTGTGTTTCATTAAATTCTTTAAACACCTGTATTAATTGACTTACCCATTCATCGGTATTAAATCCTTTTGAATCAGATGGTAAATAGTTATCTGTTCCTTTGTAAATATTATTAAGAGGTTCATCATAATCACTTAGGTCAAACCCTAACATGTATACTTCATCAGCACCCTCTTGACATGTTAAATGTAATGCCGTTGCACCTGCACACCAGTTTCTAGGGAATTCTATATTGTTTACTTTATCTTTATCTTCTACCCATGTAATGTAAAGACCTACATTTTTAAAACATTTTCTTTTTACATCTTCTTTATCTAAATGTGGAAATTGAGTAATCATTTGTTGATAATTTTTTTCTGCAGTTTCATATTCTTTTCCTTGAACTACACAATTTTTTCTATCATACCAACCATAACCACCACCATCATTTCTTTTTGGTGTTTCAAATATATTTAATGGTGAAAACCCCTCTTTTATAAACTCTGGGTCAAAACCCTCTAGTATTGCCCAATCTGCAAAATGACATTTGTTTTTAATTGGATAACCAGACTTGTATATCTCTTGTTGTATCTCATAATCAATGGCAACTAAATTATCAACTTTACAATCTCTGTAAATTGCATTACAACCCCATGTTGTAAAACCCTCATACTTTTTAGTTATATCCCAAACTTGTCTAGATTCACCATTTCCATAAACTAATGCTTTCATAATAAAGCCTCCAAACGATATTCATAAATTCTTAACATCCAATCTGTATAAAAATGATAGTGTATAATACCAATAAGTAGTATTAATGAACCTACTATATTAACAACTATCAATGACCAGTCTTTCCATATCCAGCCTACTATTAACCAACCTGTAATACCTGTAAATTGAAAGTACATATTATATGGATACATGTTCATGGCTGTCGTTGCAGCTCCTATAATCAAGACTATACTTGAAAACCATTTTATATACCAATCTAATTTATCTGGTCTATTCAATTCCTATCAACTCCCTTATTATAAATTTAAATTTTGTTTTATCAAAACTTAAAAACTTTTTATAATCTTTTATGAGTTTAAAAACATCGTGCCATACATAGTCATCTTTTAATTGTACATTCCATGTTTTACTATAAACTAAAATAGAATCTAGTATAACCATAGTTTCTAATGATACTCTTTTGCCTAAATATTCTTTTAATAATTTAGGATGTTTGTTTTTAGATACTTCTACTAAACCTCTTTCTAATATGGGTTCAATCTCTGATTTAAATATGTAACTTAGACTTTGCATTCTTCTTTGCCATTGTATATAATTATCTTCATCAAATTTACCTACCCAACCTTTTGGATGCACTAAGAAATTAGCCAGTAAATAGTCTTGTATATCTTGTTTACTTTTATATTTTTTAGTTAATTTAACAAAAAAAATTCTATCATTCCTTTTATAGAATGAATCTCTTGATACTTTAGATTTACCATTGTATTTTACAAAGTCATAATCACTTTTATCAAAATGTGCCTTCATGGCACAGTACATCAAGTATGCATCTATTGGTTGCATCACATAGGTAGTTTTGCTACTTTGGGTAAGTAATTCAATTCCCTAGCATTTGCCTCTATTTTTTCTTTTAAACTTTTTGTTAATAATTTTGCAACTGATACAGGTTCGACACCTATCTTTTCACAATAGATTGATATGGCATCAAGATGTGTACATCTTTTATTAAATGCAATCTTTTCTATTTCTAGTGAAAATGTTTTTGGGGTGTGTACTGTGTTTTTATCATCTGCCATTAGACACAACCTGTTGGTTTTGGTAAACCACCATATTTTGCAATCTTTTTCATTGGGCCTGATTCAAAGACTTCGTAAAGTTTACTTGCTCTTCTATCCATACCAAATTCTTTTGCAAAGTTTCTAACTGCTGGCACTGTACCAGTTTTGTTAAACATTTCTCTTGCTTTGTTTATGTAGGTTTTGATTTCATCTGTAATGACAAAATTATCTTCTTCTGCCATTTGATTCATGACTTCTTCTGACCAGTCATTTGTATTGACTAAAAAGCCATCACCATCTCTGTTTAAATTCATGATATACTCCAATTATTTAAGACCATTATACTAGGTTATTACAAAAATGTCAAGTATTATTATGCACTTTTCTCATCTTGTTTTTCATACCACTTTTTGGCTTCATCATCCCAATCATCAGTACGAACATAACTAGATTCTCTAGGATGACCAACCATATTGACATCAACATTTTCCTCAATGCCATCTAAGAAATTGTTTAATCCTATTCGTTCAATCATCTCACCGCATCTTTCATGTTCAAGTGCGTTGTCTGCCCAAAAGTCTATTGTTTTTTCTGCAAGTTCTGTTAGATATTCCCAATCTTCCTCTGATTCTAATTTAACAAATGGTTTAATAACTGTACCCATGAGGTCACCAATTTTCAATGTTCTTTTACCACCCATTAGAATAGTTGCACCTTTATCATCACCTGGGTGTAATGCCTTAGGAACAACATTTAGACAATGCATACATCTTACACAAGACTTGTTATCTACATCAAGTGTATCATCATCACTAAGAGATAGAGAATTAGTAGGACATCTAGTAATGATATTATCAATCGCATATTTTCTCCCCTTTTCTTCTATGAAGTTTTTCCATTCTTCTTGGTCTACTTTCATGTCATCTCGCCATGTACCAATGATAGACATGTCTGCTCTTTCGATTGAGTTCATACAATCGTTAGGACAACCTGAAACTTTAAATTTAAACTTATATGGTAATGCAGGTCTATGCATATCATCTATAAAGTTATTGACTAATAATCTATGTGCTTTGTGTTCATTTATGTTTGACATTTCACATCTACCAGCACCCACACATGACATTGCAGTTCTTACACATGGGCCTGCACCACCCAAATCCCAACCTTTCTCATTGATATCATCAAAAAAATGTTGCGTTGAATCTGTTGTAGAACCAATAAACATAATGTTGCCAGTCTGCCCATGAAATGTGACAAGACCAGAACCATGTTTTTCCCATGAATCTGCTAGGTCTCTTAGTGAATCTGTTGTATAGTAATTACCTGCAGGTGGTTGCACTCTTAATGTATGAAACTCTTTTGATTCTGGGAATTGATTACCTACTTCTGAGAATCTAGGTATGATACCACCACCATATCCATAGACTGATACTGTACCACCTTTCCAATAACCTTTTCGTGTTTCATACGAATGTTCTAACTGACCTAGTAAGTCATTAGTCATTTTATTAATTCTTTCTTCTGGGTGATTATCTCTTAATCTTTTGATACCAGAAATAAATGACGGCCATGGGCCATTCTCTAATTCATCTAACATAGGGGTATCGTGTTTTTTTAAATCTACCATTTTAGAATGCCGCACTACTTC